GGTGCGCTGTGGGGTATTCCGGATGCGCTTCCCGCTTTACCGTGGTCGTGGGCTTACTCGGAGTATCTGAAGGATGGCTCGAAGATGCTGAAGGCTCTGTCGGGTATCGCCTGGCAGGTGAAGACCAAGACAGCTAAGGGTGGCGCGAACATCTCCTCCAAGTTGGTCAACAACAAAGAGGTGGCCGCCACTGCGGTGACTGGTGCTGACATTGAGATGAACGCGATGCCGAGAAACAACTCGGTGGACTTGAACACGGGTCGCCCGCTAGCCGCGATGGCTGCTACAGCGATGGAAGTTTCTGTGGACGCTTTGCTATCTGGTCCGGGTGAGATCGGTGGCGGTGGTGCCCCCATTTTGGACCAGTCAACTTTGAACGCGGCTTACGCGCGCCAGGGTAACTGGGAGGATTTCTTCACTCGTGTTCTTCGAGTGATGGGTGTGCCTGAGCCGACAGTCACCTTCAACAACATTATTGTGGACCCGGCGTACCGTAACGTACAGTCACTTTCGCAAGCATGGATGACCGGATTGTTTGGTGCTGAGGTTATGCAAGCCGCTTATGCCGAGCAGTTGGGTATTGAGGCTCCCGGTCCGGTTCCGGATGGCGCTCTCGTTCCGAACAACGATGGCAGCTTTGCTACTACGGGTAGCACGGTGGGTAGCGGCAACCCGAACAATGTTGCCAGCTCTCAGGGTAACTCCGGTGCTGGTGTCGATGATCTATCCAATAGTGACAACACGAATAGGGACATACAAAACAATCCACGGTAAAATATCGTGATAAAATCGTTACATGGCCAAACTGTTAACAGAGTCTAGCTCTGCGCCCGTAAAGTCGGGCAATAATTGGCGCGCTGTACTCATCACCCCCGGTAAGGGTTCCTCTGGTGTTTACACCGAGGGAATGCTTCGGGAGTATGGGCCTGCCGCGTTCAAAAGAGGCACGCACTCATATGTTGACCACCCTCGTAGCGAAGAGGACGTTCGCTCACCCAAGAATCTAATCGGTGTACTAGCGGAGGACGCTCGTTACGAAGATGGTGTCGGCTTGGTTGCCGAACTGGAGATTATGCCTCACTGGAAAGAGTTTGTCGAGGCTGTTGCCCCGCACACTGGTCTTTCCATTTATGCGATGGGTGAGGGCAACTATAACGACGACGGTGAAGTTGTCGTGGAGAACCTTATTCCGCACACTCAGAACTCCGTGGACCTGGTGTCTTATCCCGGACGCCCGGGATCGAAACTGGCGGACAAGTTGTACGAGGCTGCCATTTCTATGGTTGAGGCCGAGCCTGGCGATTTGAGCCGTGGTGATTTTGTTTCGTGGAACTCGAGTGGTGGTCGCGCTCGCGGTCGTATTGAGCGTATTGTTCGCGATGGTTCTATCAGCGTTCCCGATAGCGATTTCACGATTAATGGAACTGAGGATGACCCGGCTGCGTTGATTCGTCTTTATCGTGACGGTTCTCGCACGGACACTCTTGTGGGACACAAGTTTTCGACCCTCACAAAGATTTCCAGTCTTGACGAGTACGACAAAAAGAAGAAGAAACGTAAAAAGATTTATGAAGAGCTTCCAGATGCGTACCGACCCGCCACGTCTGATGACGTGCCCGAGGGTCGAGCGTGTGGTAACTGCATATTCTTCAACGAGAGCAATCTCGACGAGGACGGCAACGCTTTCTGCGAAAAGTGGGATGACTATGTTGCCGGTGGTTTCTACTGTGACGCCTGGAAGGGAAGAGAAGAAGCTTCCGCTCCAATGAGCGGTAAGAATGGTACTGCTGCTACAACAGCCGCAGCGACCGAATCAGATAAGAAAGAGGAAAACATGGAACTCAAGGAATTGAGCGACCAGATCGCCGAGCTGCCTAACTTGGTTGCTAGCGCTGTCGCGGAAGCCCTTGCGCCTGCCGTGGAGACCGAAGAGAAGGAAGAGATCGACATTGCGGCTGTAGCAGAAGCAATGGTCGAGGCTGACCTTCCCGAGGTTTCTCGTAAGGCCGTGTACGAATCTCTTCGCGCCGGTGGCGACCTCGCTGAGGCTATCGAGAGCCAGAAGGCTTTCGTAGAGTCTGTGAAGAGCCACTTCAAGGAGGAGGCAAAAGCCGCCCCCAAGGCAGAAGAGACCGTTATTGTTACGACCGAGGAGAAGGCCCCTAGCCTCTCTGAGATTCTCAACGTGAAGGTTGGTGCCTAATGGCTCTGAACGAAGTTTACGCAAACGGAGAGTCGCTTAACTACCCCGTCAACTCCGCTGTCACCTCTGGTGACTTCGTGGTTCTGGGTGGCATCGTTGGTGTCGCTGAGACCGACGCTGCACTCGCGGCTGACACAAACTACTACGCCACCCTCCGCCACATCGGTGTGTTCACTGGAACCACTGCTGACGCGGTTACGGTTGGTGCCGCTATCTACCTTGCGAGCGAGGCTACCTACGGAAGCGCTTTGACCACGACCAGCACTGACAACGAATTCGTTGGCTACGCTATCGAGGCCAAGGGTGCCGTTGCAGGTAACGTCAAAGTTCGCATCAACAACTAAGAATAGGTGATTGACTAATGGCAAACGTAAAAGTTGTTGAGCAGGAAATCGCCAAGATCGAAGAGCGTTCCACCAAGCGTCAGATTGAGGCTGCAAAGCTTCTGACCAACGCAATGGCTGGAGACCTTCGCGCCAAGGTGATGCTTCAGGAAGGAATCTCCTCTTCGGACATTCCTACCGTTCTGGAGCCTGCTATCAATGTTATTTTCCTTGCACAGTACGCTGCTGAGCAGACCGTGTGGAACCAGATCGCTGACGAGTATGTGACCGACAACTTCGGCACCATTCGTTTCGGTGACTTCCAGGTTGACCCCTCGGATTTGACTGACAGCGTTGGCGAGGAGTTCATCGAGGGTGGTCTGCCCAAGGTTGGCGAGTACGAAGAGTACCCCGCCGTGTCCTTCACGACCACTCAGCTGGACAAGGACTTCGAAGGCAAGCACGGTGTTCGCGCCCGCATGTCGTGGGAGTCTCTCCGCCGCACCGGTAACTTCGACATGATCGGTCAGATGACCGCGAAGTTCGCCAACTACGCCGCACGTCAGGAAGACTTCGCTCTTGCGAAGCTGTTCGTGACCTCGGCTGGTGCTGTCGGCTCCGGCTTCTCGGGCAAGGGACTGTCGGGTAACCCCGCCATCTCGCTGGATGCTCTCGAGACCGCTATGGCCGCCTCGCGCGAAGACACCGTTGGTGGCAACCGCGTTGTGGCTCCGAACTACAAGCTGATCTACGGTACTTCGCTTGCGATGACCGTCCGCGAACTCTTCTCCATGCAGCAGATTCGCAAGACCGTTGGTTCGGAAGAGCGTCTGATTAACCCCAGCCTCTACACCAGCCCGTTCAACCCCATCGAGTTCAACGCTCTCGACACCGTTTCCGGTGGACAGACCGATGCTTGGTGGTTCGTGATTCCTGACCTGAATGTGCGTCCCTACTTCTGGGAGGTCTTCCTCTCCGGAAACCGCACGCCGATGATCTCCATCAAAGACAACGGACACTTCACCCTCGCTGGTGGAGAGGTTCCCGTCCGCGACGGAAGCTTCGATGAGGATGATGTCCAGACTCGTGTTCGCCACGTTGTCCAGGCATACAACATCACTCAGGATGGTCTGCGTTACTCGACTGGAGCTGGCTCCTAGTCGATAAAAGTTTGGGCCCCCGGCGTTTCTGTCGGGGGCCTTACTTTTTGTGCTAAATTAGTATTACCAGCTTCCCTCCTGCTGGGCGAACCCCAACCCGTTGAGCCTACCCCCTTCCCTCCAGCTCCGGGTTGGGGTTCTTTTATGCGCTAAAATGGTGTTATGGCAAATACTGGCGTAGCGCCCACAAACTTCTCTACTGATGTGGGCAAAGTTCGAGCACTTCTCGGAGACACCGACCCGACCGATGTCGCGGCCGGTGAGGGCACATACCTGTACTTCAGCGACGACGAAATCGGCGCTTTCCTTACCATGTACGGCGACAATGTGAAGCTCGCCGCCGCGCGTTGCCTGGAGACGATTGCTGCTTCGCAGGCGCTTCTTCTGAAGTCTTGGTCTTCTGACGACCTGACAGTTAATGGCGACAGGATTGCCGAGTCTTTGCGTAAGCTGGCCGCTCAGCTTCGCGAGGAGGCTCTGGTTGATGAGTCGAACGAATACTTCAACATGATTGCAATGTTTATTGACGATGACGATGATGGCCAGGCGGACGAGTATCCGTGGTGGAATAACTAATGGCAATTTCCAAGGAAACCAGCATTGACTTTGCCAAGATAGCCACAGAGATGCGCGACATTGTTTCGCGCTGGTATAACGCAACTCTAGAAGTTGTTGACCCCAACACTGGCGATCTAACTTGGAACATTTCCACAAACTCTTATACTGGAGACGCTGCTACTACTATTTGGTCTGGCAAGGGTCGCGTCCAGCCCATTCGCGGCGCTTCGGAACCTAACGGCCGGGTTTACGACCCGAGTATGCGTCCTATTTTAATTCAAATACCTTATGACAATACTTTAGATTACATTCGACCGGGCATGACTGTGCGCGTTACGAATGGTGGCGAAAATCATTATTTGGAAGAGCTTGAAATAAGTATTGTGTCAACCATAAACTCTTCTTACGGGTGGAACACAACTTTGGAGTGTTCTGTTGATACTAAGTCGGTGGCTAATGGATCTTAGTGTTGTTTTTGATGATTTGACAAAAGTTTTGAATAGGCTTGAAGGTGCCGAAAAGATAATTTCTGAAGAAAAAGAAAACATGGCCTATGAAGTTGGCGAAATAGCCGCAGACGCCATGAGAAGAAAGATTGAAAGAAGTGGAACAGCTTTCTCTAGGGCGGCCCAAAGGGTTGGCTTGAATCAGGGTCCGGGTCGAATCAGAGACAGTAAGCTTTACGATTCTGTTGATTACGAAGTATTTACTTACGGTGACTACGCTTCCACTGAGGTTGGTTACTTGAATGACTACGAAAAGTACTTTGAGGCACAGGAGGGCGGCTTTGAGACCGGCTGGAAGGCTTCTTATGACCGGAAGGGTCAACTTCGTCTAAACAAAGACGGCACGCCTAGGGTCCGCTTCACTGGCGACATGCGAAAAGTTCGTGGAATTTTTGCGTTGAGGGCCGCTACAAGGGCGGTTAACCAGGAATTTTCTAGGCTTCAAAAAAAGTATCGTTCTAGAATTACAAAACGAATTAACGGGAGTTTCTAGTGGATGGAATTAATTTAATTTCTTTGCAGGATGAAATTCTTGCTCACGTCCGGTCAGAATTTCCCAATTATGAAGTTCTTGAAGATGTCATTTTGGACGACGAGTATCTTTTGAAAATCAACAACAATGTTAAACCGTTTGTGATTATTGAGTGGGGCGGTCTTGCTCGTCAGTTCGCCAACGCTTCTTTTGCCGGTGTTCGCCACGATGAGTACAGGTCTGACTTTGAATTAATAGCGGTTGCCCCGGCACCTAAAATTGCTCGCAGGGTTTTGAACATGTTTCTTGATAAATTAATCGGTTGGCCGATACAGGGTTCACAGTTAACTCCTTCGGGAACAATTGATAACGTTGTCTCTCGCGATGGCAACGGAAGGCCCCACTTGTACATTTCTGTTGGAACACTATCTTTTAGATTTAATTCGTCTAACCCCGAAGGCCATATCACCCCCTAATTCGGTGGTAAACTAGACTTATGGTACTTGCGCTGAATACTGTCTCGGGACAGGTCTCTGACGTGCCCCCAAAACTGTTGGTGCATCCACACTTCAGTAAGTATCTCGTCCCCGTAGAGGAAGGTACAAAGTCCTACAATCCGGACATGTATCAGCCTGGCACGGTGGAAGAGAAAGTTGCTCAGAAGTCTAAGATTTCGCAGTTGCTTGATAAGTGGCGCGAAGAGGACGAGCAAGAACCACAATCCGATATCGATATTGAGGAAGAGAACTAATGGCTAACACCAGAATGTATCGTACGAACGTTACGTTCTGCCTCGCGCACCCAGAAGCGTTCGCTGACCGCACGGCCCCCACGGCGGCTGAGCTGAATGGCGCTTTGGTAAAGAACATTACCTGCGCTCTCAACGAGGACGGAACTACGTTCACCCTCGGGGACTCTGACACCGACGACTCGCTGACCTTCTGCGACGAGGGAAATGTCTCGACCCCGACTTTCTACAACCCGGAGGTCACCATGGAAGCTTTCCGTGACGCTGACACTTCGGCATCGGGAGAGTACAACGAGGCACTTGACCTCCTTGCATTCCCCGACATTGAGTACATCGCGATCATGCGCGTTGGCGGCGTAAGCACTGACGCCTTCGCAACCGGAGATCGCATCAAGATGGTCGCAGTGAAGACTGATTATGGCATCGACGTTGTCGGCAATGGTGAGAACCAGCGCATCAGCCAGTCCTTCTTCCCGAATGACTTCGTCAACTGGAACTACGAGGTGGCTTCATAATGACTGACGTAAAGATTACCGCGAGCGGTAACATCCGCGTGTGGTGGGGAACTACCAGCGCTTTCGCTGACTACGAGAACCCTACTGCTGCTGAGATCAACGCTTGCCTTGACATCTCTGACGCTGTTTCTTGGAACGACTTCGACTTCAACCTCGAGGCTTCTAACCAGCTCGAAGACCCCGCCATCACCTCTGACGGCAAAATCTTCGACCGTGGTTTCGCCAACTGGGGTGGAAGCATGTCCTTCTACTACCCAGAGTCTTTCGATGACTCAACCAGCACCTACTCTCAGGTGTACGACACGCTTGACGCGCCTCGTACTACTGGGTATGTTGTAATGCGAATCGACGGTGAAGAAAGCAGCACCTCCGCGCAGAACGGTGACTTCGTGCACGTCCTCAAGGTTATTACCGACGGATACGCCGAGTCTGTAACTGGCGAGGAAGCATTCCGCTACACCGTAAACATGCTTCCGCAGGGTGACTACGCTGTCCGTACCGTGGTTGGCGGTGGCACCCCCGTGGTGACTCCCGCGACCCTCGCTAGCTCCGCTGGCGACAAGGACGAGCTTGCCGTCACCTGGGGTGGCCGTAACTACACCAACGGTGTTACTTACACCACTAGCGATTCAGCGGTTGCTACCGTTTCCAAGGCCGGAGTTATTACCTCCGTTGCTGCCGGATCGGCAACTATCACGGCGACTTCGCCCGATAACAACACTGCAACTTGTGCGGTAACTGTTTCCTAATACCTTAGGATAGGAAAAACCCCCGTTTCGGCGGGGGTTTTTTCTTGCCCGTGATAAGATTTCTCTGTACCTTACAGAGGAGGAAAATTGTCTGAAGTAGAAAACATGGTTGCGGAAGCCAAGAAACCTGGCGTTTTCAAAATTGTTGATGCGGTAAAAAATAGAGCCTACCCGACCAGTCAGATTGAAATATTCATTGATGAGGACTCGGCTTTTGACATTTCGGAGCTGAATGACAAGATCGATAAAATCTCTGCGGAGATGGAAACTCTTGGCCTTGACAAGAAAGAAATTGACAAGGTTATGAAGAGGCGTGATGAGATTCTTGAAAAAAGGGACAATCTTATTAAGTCTATGGGTGGCACTAAATATACTTTCCACCTTAGGGGAATTTCTGAGGGTCGCCGTAACGAGATTTTTGAAATGTGCGTGGAGAAGTACCCGATTAAATATGAAAAGAATCGAAACGTTCTTAGCGGCGAGACCGAAAAAGTTGAGATTGAGGAGCCCCAGAGGGATTCCTATTTCACGTCTTTGCTTTGGGAAGCTTATATAGAAAAAGTTGTTTCCCCGAGTGGTGAAGAGCAGGTTGGCATTTCTTTTGATGAGGCCGAGGAGCTTCGCGCCTCTCTTCCGCTTGCGGCAATTACAATGATCAGCGAGGGCATTGAAAAGATGCGCGCCGCTACTGCTTTGTTTATGTTGTCGGTGAATGAAGATTTTTTAGCCAAGTCCTAACCTGGAGCGACCACGGGTGGTTTAGGACTCTTCTCAAAGCTGCGGTCAAATCTGGTCAGCCCCCGCAGGCAGTAATTTTCGATGACCCGTCACACAAAGACTGGGACATTTGGGATTACCGTTTATTTAAAGCCCATTACATCCTTGATGATTGGTATCGGGATGGGGTACCTTTATGGTGGGATGAGTCTGATCGTGTTACTTTTGACGCTAAACCTCGTGTGTCCAAGTCTCGTGCTGCTGTAGAGCGCGCACAGGAGGCGCAGAGCAAAAAGAAGAACAAGTCTTATGGTCTTTATTTTGTCGCGGAGCCTCGACTTATGGATGGCGATGAGATGCCAACTCGTGACGAGTGGCTTGAAGAGCAGGAGAAGAAGAAGGGGGCTGCGCGCCCGGCACCCCGAAGGCCCAGTGAGCCGCAAATTTTGCAAGGGAAAAACCGCCCATAAGGTAGAATAGTTATGATATGGCTGACGACAAGGTTGAATTTGAGTTTGGCGGAAAAGACTCCGGTTTAGGTAAAATCCTAAAAGACCTTACCGCTGAGGTGAGGGCACTGCGCCGCGATGTGCAGGACATGGGAGAAGCTTTTGTCGATGCTGGCAGGGCTCAAACCAATTTTGCCAAGGGCACTAAAAACGTTCAGAAAGATTCCAAGGACTCTGTTAAGTCTGTAAATAATTTAAAGTCTGCGGTTGCGCAAACGGGCAAAGAGTTTCAAAAGTCTATAACCAACCTTAGCTTGGAGAAAATTAGAGACCAGTTCACTAAGCTTAGTAGCGGGGAGATAACTTCTCTTTCTTCGAAACTTCGCGAGGTTGGCACAAGTCTTGGCGAGTTTCTTGAAAGTGGCGGTCAGGTTGCCGATCCTCAACAGCTTCAGCTTCTTAAGTACAACCAGGCCATTGAAGAAGTGGCGAATACTGCCAAGTCGGCTGAGGGCCCCATCAAGAGACTTCGGAATAGGCTATCTGGCGCAGATGTTGGCGGCGTCAAGCCTTACGCCAACGAACTGATCGCTTTCGACAGGTTGCAAACCGAAGCAGAGGCTTCGCTTGCCAAGGTTGATCGCATCAATAAAAAACTTGAACAGATTGGCCCAGCGGCTCAAGAGGGCAACCAGCAGGCGATTGCTGAATTTATTCAGCTTAGCGCCAAGCTAAAAGAAGCAACCGCAAACACGGTAAGGCTAGAGTCCCAGCTTGAGGAAACGGGTAAGCGCGCCAGTCGCGCTTTTGCCAGCCAAAACACAAGCCTGGAGGGCCTTGGCTTTCGGAAGATCGAGCTTAATGATATTTTCCCCAGCAGCGAGCAACAGAAGGTTGCGCAGCTTCAGCAGAAAATTGACAATGCGGTAAGGCAAAGTGTTGAAGAGGGTGCCGTTAGGCGTTCTTTAAATTACTTTTTGGCCCAAGACAGGCAACTTCAAAGTGTTGACAGGAACGTTGTTCAGCTAACTTCACACTTGCCCAGGCTTCGCTACGCCCTTTACGATGTTGCAAACACGGCAACTATTTTTGGGACAGCACTGGTTGGTTCTGTTGCCGGTGTGGTTAAGGTTGCTGCCGACTTTGAGCGATCCTTTGCTGACGTTATTCGTACCACGCAGGATGGTACCGATGAGACTAGGGCTAAGGTCAATGAACTAAGAACTGATCTGATTAGTCTCAGCAAAGACCTACCTGTAAGCTTTTCCGACCTGGCAGAAATTGCAACTCTCGCCGGTCAGCTAAACGTGGCGGTTGATGTTGTTGACGACTTTACTAAAGCTGTTGCACAATTTTCTGCCACCACCGATGTGACCACAGAGGCCGCCGCCACCGCGTTTGGTCGTTTGGACCAGTTGGTTGACGGCGTGAACGGTCAATTCGAAAAACTTGGCTCTGCAATTCTGAAAGTGGGTGTCAACGCGGTCGCTACCGAGTCTGACATTATTGCTATCTCTACACAGATCGCATCGGTTGCAAACGTTGCGGGCTTCTCCGCTGCCGAGCTGATTGGTTTTTCCTCTGCCCTTGCCTCCGTGGGTACGCGCCCGGAACTTGCAAGAGGTACTTTTACTAGGTTGTTTACCGAGATTCAGCAAGCTGTTGCCCTGGGCGGGGAACAGTTGGAAGACTTCTCAAGGGTAGCTGGCCAAAGCCAAGAAGAGTTTGTTGCCGCTTGGGGTGCTGGCAGCGGAACCGAGCAGGTTATTGCAATTCTTGAGGGCTTGAATGCTGCCGGGACTGACGCGGACGGAGCCTTGCGCCAATTGGGTATCACCTCCGTGCGTGACGTTCCCACACTGTTGAAGCTAGCTCAAGGCGTTGAGCAGGTCAAGGACCAAATCAATTTAGCCAAGATTGGTTTTGATGAGGGCACGGAGCTTCAAGAGCAGTATTCTATTATTACCTCTACGCTGTCTGAAAGACTGGAGGTTCTGAAGAATAACTTCACGGCGGTAGCCGCGGCATTGGGTTCAATTTCGGGACCGGTTTCTATTGTTGTTGAGGGTTTCAGCTTGCTGTTGAGCACGCTGGAAACAATTTTGAGGAACCCGGTTGGTCAGTTTATTGCTGGTATTGCTGCGGTAATGCTTACAGCCATCGGGGTTTCTTCATTGCTTGTTGCCGCCATGGCAAGACTTGGTGGTAGCTTTGCTGGTGCGGGAACAGCTTTGACTGAGCTTCTTGGAACAATTGGTTTGGTGAAGGTTTCCGTTGACCAACTTAGGGGTTCAACAGAAAACGAAACAATTGCTACAGCAAGAAATACTGCCTCTAAGAAAACAAATCGTGTTGAAGCAATTAAAAGAGTAGCGGCTATGCGCAAAGCTGACGCGGTTACTAAAAAATCTTTAGTCTCTTCAAGAGCTTATAACTTTTCCTTGCAAACGCAAAGACTTAGACTTCAAACCGCTGGCGCAAGCTTGGCGGCTTATTCTGCAAGAGTGAAGCTGGCTGGTCTTCGATTTGCGGAGGCCGCGAGATACACCAAAGCTTTCGGTTTTGCCGTGAAGGGCTTGAGGGCTGCGTTTGGTGTTGGGGCATTCCTTGCGATTAGCGCAGTCATTGAAGGCATCGTTTCGAAGATGAATGAAGCTTCAAATGCCACCGAGGACCTTGAAGAGCGTTTTGAAAACTGGGGTTCAATTCTTGAGGCGGTGAAGCAGGACAGCCGCGACTTTGCTAATGCCACCGCTGACAATATTGGTGAGTTCACTGTTATTGGTGAGACTGCTGCTGAGGCTGGCGAAGAGATTACCAACTACTCTCGTGCGCTTGCTGCTACTAATCGCGAAGAAGAAGCTTTGGCTAGTCTTTTGGACAATAGTTCTGAGGCTTTCGAGCGTCAAGCGATTGCTATTGGCAAGAACACCCGTGCTTTGTTGGCTCAAAACTTGGCGAAAGAGTTGGCTGCCGCTGCGGACGAGCCAACTTTGGGAGAACTTGCTGCCGCAGACTTCCTTCCCGAGAATCTGTTTGATCCGGAAGTTAACTCTGCCGCACTTAGGCGACAAACCGAAGCGCTAGACGCGCTTATTTCAACTTTTGGCACAGACCTTAGTCTTGCTTTGCAGCAGTCTGGCTTTTCTTACGCGGAGTGGTCTGATGCAATTCTTTCCGGCAACCGTGAGCTTGCGGATTCTTTTGCGGAAAGGCTTAGTCCCGCAGCAGCCGAGCTTGCCGACGCACTTGAGGCAGAGGATGCCGAAAAGTATGCCGAGCAGATCGCAACTCTGAGAACAATTGCTGAAAGCGGAACCTCTGCGCTTCTCAATTTTGCCAGCAGCAACGATGAGGTCACGGCAGCTGTTCGTCAAGCAAAGATTGAAATTGAAGCAACCGGTGGCATTTACAGCGAAGCGGAAGAAGAACTTCGCGACTTCCAGGAGGCTTTGTCTGGTGTTGTTGACGCCGCTTACGCGCAGGTCAATGCTGAGCGCACAATGTCCGAGTCGATTAGAAGGCTTGGTGGTGTTTTCCGAGAAGAGGGTTCGCAAGTTGCGGCCACTTCGCAAGAAATGCAAACGGCAATTACAGGCATTATTAACGCTGCTGACAGTGAAGAAGAGGCGGTTTCCGGTCTCAGTGGTTTCTACTCGGCAATTGTTGACGGTGGTTATGCTTCCGCCGATCAGTTGGAGATTCTGCAAGGTGTGATTATCAGCACTTACAGAACCGCTGCTGCTGCGCAGATTCAAAGCCTACGAGACGCAAGAAGAGCTTTGGATATTACCAAGGCGCTCGCTAGCGCTAGCGGCTCAGATCGCAGATTTTTCCTAGGGGCGGTAGATCGCGACGAAGAAGTTCAAGCGATAGATCAACAAATTTCTGCTTTGCAAGACTCAATGGAGTCTATTGAGTCTATTGCGGAGCTTACGGGCAGCTCTGCCGAGTCCGCTGTCCTCTTGGCTCAAGGTTACGAGGACGCAGAGGATGCCGCCAGTGGCGCTGCTGATGCTGCGGGTGATGTTGAAGAAGCGACCGAGAAGGCCGTCAGAACATTACTTGATTACGGTAGTGATTTAGAGAATGTTTTCTCCAGGGCTTTTGATTTGCGCTTTGCCGATATGCAAGGAATTGATGAAATTGCCGACTCTTGGGAGAACTTCTCCGAGCAGGTAGAAGATGCCAGAGTTTCTCTTGAGGAGCTTGCGGCAACACAGCAGGATTTGGCCGCTGACCGCGCTATTAAGGAGTACTTCCTTTCTGTTGCGGAGGCTTACGATGATCAGCTGCGCGCCGCTAAACTGCGCGCCGAGATTGCCGACCTTGACAACGAATCGGCTGAGGCTGCTCGTGAGCTTGCTGAGGCGCAGGAGACGGCTGCCGGTGCTACGGCTTTAACTGGTGGGGGTGCTGGTGCTCGACGGAACCGTCAGGCATTGTTGGGGCTTGTCCGCAACTACCAGGACTACATTACGGTGCTTGCGGAGTCTGGTGCTGGCCAGGACGAGTTGCGTGATGCGACAGAGGAAGCTCGCCGCGAGTTCATCAAGCAGGCTACTGAGCTTGGTTTTGCCGAGTCGGAAGTGATGATGTACGCGGAAGCGTTTGATGATGTACGCACGGCAATCGATCGCGTACCGCGCGACGTTACAGTCGATTTTAACGCCGACCCCGCTTTGCAGGCTTTGAATGAGTTGAATGCGAAGCTAGACCAAAGTATTAACAAGGCCAAAGAGCTTAATAGCGTTAGTGGCGCAGGTCCGGCAGTTGACTATGGAAAACAGGCCAGGGCTGCCGCTATTGCAAAAGAAATAGACCAAAAAACCGCTAGGCTCTACGCCCCGGGAACCAGCCTGGGTGCCGCGGTTGGTCTAAGTAATCAAATTGATGCTTTGCAAAAGAAACTTGCCTCCGGTAATTATGCAAGTGGTGGGTTTACCGGTCGCGGCGGCCGCATGGAGCCAGCGGGTGTGGTCCACCGCGGTGAGTACGTCGTGCCCAAGCAGTATGTCAACCAGTCCACCGGATTGCCGGACGCTAGCTTCCTTGCACAGTTGCAGAACGGTATGCGTGGCTACCAGATGGGTGGCTTCGTCGGCGGTGGCATGGGTGACGGCACGATGATGGTGGAGCTGTCGCCCTATGACCGGAAGCTCCTTGAGGACGCCGGTAACGTACAATTGAGGGTGGATGGCAAGGTTGTCGCATCGGCAACAAACCGCAGCAACTTCAACGAAGCAAGGCGAGGCAGTAACTAATGAGCAGTTGTTTCTACATGGGCACCCGCGAGAAGATGCTCGAGGTTCGCGCCCCTTCGGTGAGCCTGCCTTCGTCTAAGCAGGGCTACTTCAACAAGGTGGACTTCCTCAATGGTGGTACTGCTATTCGCAGATCGCAGGCTTCGCACAAGCTCTACACGATGACGTGGAACTCCATGGACACGGACGAGGCTCGCGACATCCTGGACATTGCTGATGGCGTGCACGGTACTGGTCCGGTATATGTTCACGACCCTATCTCAGCTAACCGGAACGCCCTGCCTCAGTGGTGGGCCACACCTTCTATCGGTGGCTACGATGGTCTTCCGCTGAATGACGCTAGCCGTGGCGAGCTGGTGACCACGCCGAGTAACACTCTAAACTTTCCGCACGACTCCATCACCTACACCGTCGAGGCCGGTTTGACTCGTCGGGTGTGGGTGCCGATTCCCGATGGGTACACTGCTCACATCGGTGCTTACGGTGCGGATGGTGACGGCGGTACGGTGGTTGCCACACCAACGGTTGACCATGTAACTGATGGCACTCCTGTCACGCTGACCCTGCTCGATGTTACGGATGACAGCCGATTCAACCAGACTTTCAACTCAAGTTCCCACGATGGGGTGACTATCAGTCTTGGGGGCGAGGGCACAGTAACCCTCTCAGGTATAATGGTACAAGTGTTAGAAACAGGTGTAACACCGGCAACTGGCGGATTTATTTCCGGTCAGGGTAACTCGGGACTACAGTTTGTTTCTCAACCCACATACACCCCATATTCGTCAGCACTAAACAGAGTTGGCGTCGTGGCAGAACTAGCAGAATATTACGGATGGACTAGCTAAATGGCAATTTCAATTACGCGACTCTCCGGTGGTAACACTCCGGCTGATGGGTCCGACCCGCGTACATTCCCTGCGATTTGGAACGCGACTGCCCAGACGCTCGAGGACAATGTTGGAACCGGTGGTGGTGGATCGATTACCGTTTCCGATACTGCGCCTACTGACCCGGCTCCAGAAAACGGTGACCTCTGGTGGAAGTCTGACGACGGAAAGCTTTTTGTTTATTACAACGATGGTGACAGCTCTCAGTGGGTGGATGCTGCTGGTCCTTCGGTAGCTGTCCAGTCCACAGCACCCACAGGTTACGAGGGGCAACTGTGGTTGGATGACACTGATGGGTCTATGTATGTTTACTACACTGACCCTGGTGGGGGTTCGTCTCAGTGGATTGGTGCGGTGTCGCGGTCTGGCGGTATTTTGCAGGTTGTGTCCACGACAAAGACGGATACTTTTAGCGCTTCACTAACCGTTGGTACTGATACTGCGATTACAGGATTGTCTGCTTCGATAACTCCTCGTTCCACTTCGAGCAAGATATTGGTGTCTGTTTCGATTGGGGCAACAACCAATTCAACTACCAACTCTCAAGTTGGTTTCGCCGTTGATGACGGTACGGGTTTTGTAAACATTGGTGATGCAGACGGCTCTCGCCCTAGAGTTTCGGTTTCTAGTGAGATGAACACAGTAAGCAGGGGCCATCTGTCCCACTCTTTTGACTTCCTACACTCCCCGAGCACAATCAGCACTAAGACCTACACTGTTCACATTGTAAACTCCCGTAACGGAACTGAAACTGTTTATGTCAATCGAAACGATAACGACAGTAACGATGTAAATAATCCTCGCGCTGTTTCTACGATTACTCTTATGGAGGTAGCTGGCTAATGGATATTGCTAAGATTCTTTCCAAGCGTTACCCTGACGCACAGTGGACACTTGACGGTGACTCTTACAGTGGGCTCACCTGGTTGTCTGACGGTGACGCCCCAACCCTTGCCGAGCTTGAGGCAGTGTGGGCTCAGGTCGAATACGAGGTCGCTTATGACGCTGTGCAGGCGAAACGCCAAACCGCTTACCGGGCTGAGTCTGATTCGATCTTCTTCGATTACCAGCGTGGTGATGCTACTGAGCAGGAGTGGTTGGATGCTGTGCAGGCTGTGAAGGATGCTCACCCGTATCCTGTGGACCCGTCTACGATTGTGGATGAGCCTGAGCCTGCTGAGGAGGTCTAGTCGTGGCGCTCGATTTTCCTGACAGCCCAAGTGACGGACAGTATTACGAAGGTTTCGTGTATGACAGCACCGCTGGTGCTTGGCGCATCAAAGAAACTCCGGCACAAGGGTATGCGGCTGTGACCGCAACTACGGGTTCGCCTACGACTGGCTCCGCAACGATTAGTGACATTACTTACAGTTACTACATTTTCAAAGCTGATGGTTCGATTACTTTTAGTAACTCTGGTGTGGCTGACATTTTGGTTGTTGCTGGCGGTGGTGGAGGCGCAACCCAAAACACTGGCTATTCAAATGAGGCTGGTGGTGGTGGTGGAGCCGGTGGATGTTTTGTCCAATACAGCGCACCGGTCACAAATAGCACTTATACGATAACTGTTGGTGCAGGTGGTGCCGGTGGTCAGGGTAACTCAAGCGGTTCTATTGGAACAAACAGTTCAATGATTGCCTCTGCTACGGATGCTTTTGGTGCCGCGGGTGGTGGTGGTGGGGCTCGAGCTAGTACTGCCGGATTCCTTGGTGGCTCCGGTGGCGGTAGCGGGTCAGATCAAACAGACGATGGTGGTATCGGAATACCTGGACAGGGCAACAATGGTGGCGCTGGTGAAGGCGGTTCGGCTGGCGCTGGCGGTGGCGGTGCCGGTGCTGCGGGTGCTGATGCGCAATCAGACAATCTTGGTGGTAACGGTGGAATCGGCAGACAGCTCAACGCTTTTATAGATTCAACGCTGGCTACGAGCGCATCTGTTGGTGAGGTTTCTAGCTCTGAAGTTTATTTTGCTGGCGGTGGTGCTGGCGGTGCTGGGACCCAAACAGGTGGTGACGGTGGTCTCGGTGGTGGCGGTAACGGTAATAACCACCCTGAGACTGGAAATGCTCAAGATGGGACCGCTAACACCGGTGGCGGTGGCGGTGGACAAGAATCAAATAGTACCGCTGCTGGTGCTGGTGGTTCCGGTGTTGTAATAGTGAGAGTGGTTGAATAATGGCGCTTGATTTCCCTACTAGCCCTACTGACGGGCAGATTTACGACAACTATTACTGGGATAACACAAACTCGGTGTGGCGGTTGCTCAGTGACTCGTTGGAGATCGCTGCTAATTTCTCGAATACTGCTACTGGTACTTATACGGATGGGTACGACTACAAGTATGTGTCGTTCACTAGCGATGGTACTTTGACGGTTACTCGTGGTGGGTATGCGGATGTTCTGCTTGTTGGTGGAGGCGGTGGCGGTGGCGATGGCTATGGCGGCGGCGGTGGAGGTGGAGGATTTCTCTACATTGAAAACGCTTACCTTCCTGCGGGTTCACTAGATGTCGTTGTAGGTGCTGGGGGCAGTGCCGGTACCCCAGCCGGAAATGAAGGTGCGCCAGGTCAGAATGGTGGAATTTCTCGGCTTGCAGATTTTTATTCTCCTGGTGGCGGTGGTGGGGCTACCTATTCAAGGACCAGCTCCAACGCCATTAATGGTCTTGATGGTTTGAATGGTGCTTCCGGTGGCGGTGGCGGTGGACTTGGTTCTGGAAGCAAGTCTGGCGGATTGGCACTTTCACCATTGGGAAATGTTGGTGGTGATAGTGCTGCTAGTGCCGGTGGTGGTGGTGGTGGTGCTGATGCCGCAGGCTCTGATGCGACAACGAATAATGGTGGCGACGGTGGTAACGGCTCTGCTTCCTCCATAACGGGTTCAAGTGTTACTTATGCTGGCGGCGGTGGCGGCGGTGGAAACGTATCCGGCGGAAGCGGAGGTTCTGGTGGCGGTGGTGCTGGTTCAGTTAGCGCTGCTGCTACAAGCGGAACCGCGAACACTGGTGGTGGTGGTGGTGGAACGGCCACTGGAACATCGGCTGCTGGTGGTTCCGGTATTGTTATCGTAAGAGTGCGGGTGTAACGAATGCTGTGGTACCAGCTTGCTAGTAGCTGGGGCCTCGTAGGTGGCACCTGGTCGCTCGTTGACGACATTGTCCAAGACCCCGGCGGTGAAATCTTTGTTCGCCTTTCCGGTACGGGACGCTTCGCCGGGCACGCCTCTAACGTCATCAACTACTCGTACACCGAAGGCTCGACCCCGCTAATACCAGGCGATGACTCTGGTGCGATCGGTGATGTCAGCATCGAAGTGCTCAACGAAAACGATGCGTCGATTCTGCTCTACAAGGACGACTTCTACTTGCAGGACCGCGTGCACGGTTCCGTTATCGGTAGCGTCGAGTCGGTCAGTGGCAACAACGACACGGTCACCATGGGTGGTCGCAGCCGGTTGTCAGTGCTCAACGTGGATGCGGTTATCCCTCCGCGCTCTGGCGCTATCGGCGACATCATCCAGGCGGTCATCAACGATCTTGGTATCACCACCAACATCCTGAAAGACGGCAACCTTAGTACGGATACTGTGCGCGTTCCTGGTTACGAGGGTGACGTGTGGGTGTACGTCAAGCAGTTGTGTTCGGCTTACGAGGTCGAGGTTACTGTTATCCGCGACTACATCGTGATTCGCCCCAGCCGTCAGCGCACCATCGATGCCAGTAACATCATTGACAAGAGCTGGCAGGTGCAAGACATTGAGCTTGCGCAGACTTTCGACGTGGCGTACTACAACTACACACCGCGCACGGACTACTTGGTATATCCGGAGGGTGGCTGGACTCCCGAGGTTCAGGTGTACCAGGTGGCCGTGAATGAGACCACTGAGTTCGAGTTGGACTTGGAGTTCTTCCTGACCTCGATACAGCAACCCACAGTGCAAGATACGGTCACCAAAGAGTACGACGTTGCCTCGGTCTACTCCGTATCGGGTAACGATAACCTGCCGGTGACAGCGGCCTTCTGGACCGACTACGGCGGGGATATGAGCTTCGAGATTCTGGGCGATGGCTCCCGGGTCAAGGTAACCATCACCGGTCCCAGCTACGAAGCCCTATCGCCCTACACGATTGGTATCAGCGATGGCTCTACCAGCTACTCTACGCTCCGCATTGTCGGCACCGGCATGGACTTTAACCGTTTGCTATACACCGAGAAAACCGGACTCACCGCTAACGATACGCCTACGGTGAAGGGCACTGAGATTGACAACCC